TCAATGTACTGATTGGTCGTTGCTGGGGGTTGTTGCAGCCATCCATTCAGCAATGACTGACTGGCGCCAGGCGACCGAGTTGGGGCCTATTCTAACCTGTTTTGGGAATGTGCCCTCCCTGATCCGCCGATAAACTGTGTTTCGGCCCAGGCCGGTAGTGTGCAGCACCTCGTCGAGGCGCAGGAAGCGATCAATATTTTCTGCAGTAGCCATAGGAATACCTCGCCACGCCGTCGCCGGGTGGAATGATTTATGTAGGGTTCGCTGCCGTATGCGGCACAGTGCTCAATGGATGGTCACGCTGTCCTGCCCTCGGGCTACGGCGCGCGCCTGCTGCTCGGTGCGGAAGGACATGTGCTGCCTGATGCCGCTGCAGTCCGCGATGACCCACCAATAACCGCCAAAGCGGTGTGGGCCCTTGATGATTTTGGTGATGGTCATGTGGTGTCCTTGCCGCGCTGGGCGGCAGAAGGTGGGTGTTAGTGGTCAGTCCACCTGGTACCAGATGGAGTGGGGGATACCGTCGACCTTGAGGGATTTGCTCATGGCCTGGACTCCGGCGTAGCGCCGATTGCCTTGGCCGTTGAACGGCGCCGGCAGATGGAAGCCACGACTTCGGTAAGTGCTGGCCGACTGCATGTAGCCTTCGATACCAGCGCCGAGCAGCGTTTTCTCGCGCACGCCTTTCAAATCGCACAGATAGACGCGGTCAAGGTTCGCGCTACCGCCGTCATCTGGCGCAGTTGCAGCGGCTGCCTTGCCGGCTTCAACCGCGCGCGATACCGCAGCGGCCAGTTCCTGGAGCTGATCTTTGGTCATAGGAATACCTCGCCCGCCGCTCACCGGCAGGCATGTAGGGGATGGAGTAATGGCGTTTTGCCGGGATTTTCACTGCTTCAGAAGTGGAGTAAAAAAAGCAAAAACCTTTTCGTGATGAGGCATGGACGTGTCACACAACCTTGATACCCCGATAGCGCATGCTTACCGGGGCCACGTGATGTTTCTCAAGTTCAACTGGCGACGCCCGAATGACGCCGCCCCGGTCGCGGCCAAGATCATTGAGTCCGCTCCAATCGACGGATTAGGCGAAGTTGCCGCCGAACTTTCCGGCCCTTGGCCTGATTTTCCATCTGCATTGGATGACGCAGTGGCTGCCGCTGAACGATGGGTGGATAGCCAGTTGCCGTAGCATCCATTTGGATGGAATTTCCGAGGTGTAGCGTTGTCACCTGCATTGGTGGGTACAACACCCGGAATATCCGGTGAGGCCGGCCGCAGGTTCAAACAAATGAGCGGAATCGACGACTTCAGGTTTAAGTCTCACCAACTGCTTATCGAGCTCGACGCAGCTACTAGCAAAATGATGATGATGGTTTCTGCAAAGGAGGTTTCGGGACTTAACTGGGACGCCGCCACGCTGCGCCATCATGATGCCTTTGATGCATGGAACTCGTTTCTCAACTCCCCGGATGCACTTTTGGATGGCCCGGTGCCTTCGGTTTGATCGCCGGCAGGCATGTAGGGGGATTGGAGTTAAACGAGTTCGGCGGGGACGCTGCAGGTCTTGCCGATGGCTTTCACCAGCACGGCTCGGCACACCGCAATAGCCCGGGTCTCACCGTGCACTCGTTGGAACGGATCGCGCTGAGTGTCCGCCACCCAGTTGTCGCGGTGGCCCGGCTCGACCCATACGGCGTATTTTGCGATCAGGCGCTCGCACTGTACGTCGTCCACCGGTGGAGCGCAGAAGGCCAGTTGCAGTTGGCCGGTCGCCGGTGACGGGGAACCTTCGATTGACTCTACGGCCCAGCCAAGCGCAGACCCTGCCAGATCTTCGGTTCGAATGCTGACCATGCGACTCATGGCCTCGGCCCCTTGTAGATGAAGACGTAGGCGAACCAGAGGGCGGCGATCATGGCGTCACCCGTGCGGCCGCGATTTCATCAAGGAGCGATTGCGGAAGCTGCGCGACGTACTCGCCTTCCGACCACGACAAGGGTTCGGACTGGCGGATCATCTCGTTCAGCAGATCGAACGCCGCGAGCAACTGGTCGTCGCGGATCTCGCCGTCCTCCGGCAAGTCATCGCAGAAGTGGTCTGCCGGGTCGATCTGGCTGGGGTAGTTTGGTTCGCAGATGCAGAGCTGCAGGTCAGCTAGGTCGACATCGCTTTCGATCAGGTAGTCGCGCAGGCTGTCCTCGTCGAAGAAGTACTGGTCGCTGTCGAAGAACACCAGCGGCTCCCCTGACCACTCTTTGAAGGGCATCGCCGCAAACTTCGCTTGGCGCCTTGCCTGGTGGCATTCCTTGCAGTAGCTGTTCACCTCATAAATTTTGTGCTCAGGATTCGCTTCGCAGCGGCGGTGAGTTGCGCCGGAATAGCGGGCGAGGTCCTCATTGCTGCCGAAAAAACGACCATCAGCAGAAACCCAGCCGGTTACCGTTTTGAGGCTGGCTGCTTCAGGCGCGTCGTACATGATGATTGGCTTTTGTGCAGGCATGACTTCGTCCTTGCCGCTATAGCGGCTGACTTTGAAGGGGGAGGGGTTACTTGCGGAGTGTCCGGACTGCGGCGTCGTATTCGAGCGGATCGACGTTTGGGTACTGCTCAACGATTTCCATCAGGCGCTCGCGCTCAGGATCGACAGGCAGCACCACCGCTACCGGCGCGGGCTGCTCGGCGTACATCAGAGGCAACGATCGTCCGCCGTGGGAGAACCAGGCGTTTGCGCAATCTTGGCTGAGCGTTACGTGCTCAGTTCCGATATTGCCTACGCAATGCCACGCCACCGGCTCGCCCTGGGCCTGGGCGGAAACGCGATATGATTCGACAAGCTCGGCTCGCAAGCTGGTGATCAAGTTGTTCTGCTTCTCGATAACGCTCTCTGCGTGCGCGAGACGTTTCGGGGTCAGGTCAATCTCGCCAAGCGCTGCAGGCGCATCCAGGAGGGCGCGCAGGTAACGCGCTGTCGGGTCGTGTTGCATCATGTATTCAGGCGTGTCGCAGGTGCCGCCCGCGTCGACGATGCGGTCATAACCGGCCTGATAAATGCGCTTCATGGCGAGAAGCGAAGTGCGTAACGCCCCCGCCAGCAAATCCGCCCGCTCATCCGCTGCGGTCAGGCGCTGTTGCAGCTCCTTCTCGCGGCGCTCCGAGGCAACACAGCGCTCGGCAGCATCCAAGAACAGGCGAGTGGTCTCATCAAAGGCGGAAGCCATCACAACCTCAGGGCCATGCGGATCGTAGCCAATGGTCGCGCCCGCTGCTGAAAGCATCGTCACGACGTTGTATCGATGAACTTCGCTCATACAGCCTCCCTCGATACCAGATCATGGGCATCCACAATGGTCATGCCGAGGCGTTCGGCGATCAGGACTTCCAGGCGGGCACCCTTTGAGTGCTCCCAGCCGGGTAGGGTGGCCACGGTGTCGCAGTCCATCAGGGCGGCAATGTCGCGGCGCATGCAGTCGTTCCAGGTACCGCCGTCGGGGTTTAGTTCGGCGGGGTTGGTGACGGTGTGGCCGCCGGCGCGCAGGTTGGTGGTCATTGCGTGGAAGGCGGCGAAGTTGAGGCCGGGCAGGCCGGTCATGGGGCCGCTGAGGTAGATGCGCTTCATGCGACCTCCTTGTCATGACCCGGGCAGCCACCGCCGGCGAAATCGAAGCCTTCACACGGCGGGCCAAAGGGCAGCACCTCTTTGCCCTGGGCCAGCGCCTCGAGCAGATGTTCCTTAGCCTCGTCGGCTGTGCATTCCCGTCCATCCACACGGAACATGCCTTTGAGCTGACGCTTGCTGAAGTCGCGAATTGCGCCGCGCACGCTCAGGTGAATGTGAAAGGTGCGGCCGTTCGAGCCGAAAGGATCAGCCGGTTTGTTTTCTGTAGGCATGGGGAGTCCTTGCCGGGTCATGCCCGGGCGGTGGAGTGGATTAGGCTTTCTGGTAGGTCTTGGTCAGCGCTGCGTTGACCGTGTTGCCGCGCTTCAGAACGACGTTGGCCAAGGCGGCGCGGTCCTTTTGGCTGTGGCTGGCCTGGCTGAGCAGGCCGAAGTAGCTGTTGGCGGTCTCGCGCAGATCCTCGGCGGGGGCTTCGGCGGTGCGCTTCAGTGCCTGGGCCAGGGATCGCTTGCGGGTGGTACGCCGCCAGGGCTTGATGACGTGGCCGACGAAGTCGACGCCGCGATCCACTGGCTGCAGGATTGTCTTCGTGGGGTTCAGCTTGGCGCCGAGCCTGGGCAGGAACGCTTCGACCTCGGCCAGCCACTGATTGAGCTGTTGCGGCGACTCATGCAGGAACACGAAGTCATCGACGTAGCGGATGTAGTGCTTGGCGCGCAGCTGGTGCTTTGCAAACTGGTCCAGGGCGTCGAGGTAGACGTTGGCGAAGAACTGCGACGACAGGTTGCCGATCGGCAGCCCAAGGCGCGCGGGCTGCGCCACCAGGCGCTTGTGTTGCGGCACACGGTTGAACAGGTGCGCCGGGCTTCGGGTCTCGTAATCCTCGCGCGGGTCGTGCATGAGTATCTGCGTGGCCAGGGCCAGCCACCAGGGTTCGGTGATCCTGGCCTCCATCTGCTTGCGCAGCACCGCCTTGTCGATTGCAACGAAAAAGTTTGCCAGGTCGCACTTCAGGTAGAAGATCGGTTTCGACCAATTCTCGCTGGCGCTGCGGATCTTTGACTCAAGCCGATTGGCGGCATACAGCGTGCCGCGCCCTGGAATACATGCGCAACTGTCCGCTATGAAGCTGGCGTAGAAGCGCGGTGCCACATGGTTGTACAGCAGGTGGTGGACGACGCGGTCCCGAAAGGCTGCTGCCCATACTTCCCGGGCTTTCGGTCGCGTGACCACGAAACAGATAGATCGGCCTGGCCGGTAATTGCCGGTGACCAGGTCGTCGTGTAGCTGGATCAGGTTTCGCTCCAGGTCGATCTCGAAAGCCAGCGCGCTGTCGCTGTTGCGCTTGGTGCGCCGGCAGTCGTAATAGGCCTGCACCAGATCCTGAAACGGGTAGGGGCCCAAAGTCGAATCTGCGGACGGGGCGGACACGGAGCTCGTTGTTCTTGTCGTTGTTGTTCTGATTGCCATCATCGAAGTTCATGTTGAATGCGTTGTTGGCTGAGCGCTGCGACCTATCGTGCTATCTACGTCGCCGAGCCGAAGGCATAGCCGATCAGCAAGGAAACTGCGCAGGACCTACACGGACGCTTTAGACCGGCGGTATCCCTTGTGCGCATGGCGGTGACCTATCAGGTCAGCGGCACGACCAGATTCAATTCGCACAGACCAGAAAGCCGTAACCTTCAGGTAGCGGGCGCGGTTGGGGTGTAGCGTTTCCAGGCGTTGGCTTGTTTGCCGATCGAGGCCGTTACCTCGATTGCCTTGGCGTGTTGCGGGACGCTGATGAAGCGGTTGTCTTTGAAGAGTCGCATCAGGAATTCGACTACCTGCACCTTCTCGACCAGCAGGGTCAGGTGAGGGCGCTTGTCCTGGGTGGCGTTGGCACGAGCGATCAGCATCAAGACCTCAATGCATTCGTCGATCACCCGCTTTCCCAGTGACTGCTTCAAGTCGCGCGGGATGTTCCGGGTCAGGGTGGTGGCCATGTGTAGCAGGCCCATTGCCGCGTTGTAGATTGCAAGTTCCGTATGCATTGCCATGTGGCACGCTCTCCAAGAGCAACCGGCCGCAAGCGGCCGGATTAAATAAGCGAATTAATCAATAAGTTCTCTGCGGACGGGGCGGACACGGAGCTCGCCGTACTTGCCGCTGGAGCCCTGAAGGCCATCACCGAAGAACATGTGGAAGGCGAAGTAGGCTGAGCGCTGCGAAGATGACCAGTAGGCGCGCTGCTGGAAGGCCTCAGGCCCGCCGTCGCGGAATGCCTCGTGGATGGTCTGGGCAGGGTCTTGCTCGCTGTACAGCAGCCCGACAGGCTCGCTGTTCGGGTTGTCGCCGCTGCGTCCGTACTCCCAGTTATCGCCGGCGCCCGGCTTGAAGTGGCGATACTGAAGCTCCTGTACATCGCGGGCCGGGATTGCCCAGTCGGTGAAGCCGCCAATGTTCAGGTCCATCACTTTCGCGGCCAGCTCGCTACCTGCCGCCGCCATCGCGTGGGTATTGAAGAGGCTGTCGGTGAAGCTGCCGGTGCCTTCGACTTTCACGCCATACTTGCCCCACTCGCCGACCAGTTCGTGCGCCGCGCCGGCGGTGATGTTCAGGAAGCGCGTGCCGGTATCGGGGTCGCGGGTAATGCCAGTGAAGAAACCGCCGCCGTAGGCCTCACCGATCATTGGGAGGGTAGTTGCCTGTGCCGCTTTAGCTGCTGTGGACATGATGCTTCCTCTTTTCGAAGGCAACAAAAAAGGCGCTGTGCGCCCTGGTGTGCCGGATCAAGAACGAATGGTTAAAGGATCAAATAAACAATCTGCGGACGGGGCGGACACGGAGCTCGCCGTGCTTGACGAGGCTGTCCTGAGTGCCATCATCGAAGTGCATGCCGAATGCGTTGTAGGCTGAGCGCTGCGAACTCGACCAGTAGTAACAGTCCTGGGCGAACACCTGAGGGCAGTTCAGCCAGCCCTGATACAGCTCGCCTGCGGCCGGCAGGTAGAAGTCATGATGACCATCAGCCTGGTACTCGGCACACGCATCAGCCGCTGGGTATTTGCGCTCGTCGTCGTTCCCGATCAGCACCTGGGTGTTGGTGTAGCCGTCGGTCTTGCTCAGTCCTTTTACCTCAACGCCACGACCGCCCCACTCGTGATCGCCAACATCCTTGGCCGCGATGATCAGGTAGTGCGCCGGTACGTCACCGCGTGCATGAACGAAACCGCCATTTAGGCCGCCTTGGCCCGGCCATGGCTGGCCGATTTCCGGGGCATCGGAAGGCGCTACTGGCTGCACATTCGCCGCCGGTGGCAACACCTGGGCGAACACGCTGGCAATCGCCAGTTTTGCGAGAGCACTGGATGGCATCTTGATAGACACGTCGCCGTGCTTCAGGGTGATCATTTCGGTTTTCATGCGGTTACCTCAGATAGGCGCCGCCCTCCGGTTACCGGATGCAGCGAGTAGGGTGGGTTATGCGGGTTCGATGCCGGTCTTGCGGAACTCTTCAAGCTGTCGCGACTGCTTTTCAGTAACCTCGAAAACAGGTCGCGACATGGTGGTGAAGCGGGCAGATTCTTCGGCGGGCGCTGCTGCCAGGTTGATCAGTAGCGTCGAGACCGTCTCCTGCCACTCTTCAAAGTCGTGACGTTCGCCCAGCACTTGAAGCGCATCATCGAGCGCTTTCGAGACAATCAGCGTTCGCTTCTCGGCGCCTATCCGGTCGAGCAGCGCCTTCTCTTTCGCGCGCTTGTCCCGCTGGATCTGCGCGTTGTCCTTGGCCATGGCCTACCTCTTCGATTTCATGTGCCGGCAAATCAAGCCATGCCTGCCGCCGGCGCTGCCGCACCTGGTTGTTGATGCGCTTCACGGGCTGTCGGCGAACTTGAAGCCGTTCTCCTGAGCGATCAGCCGGGCGCGCTTGCTTTCGGTGCCGAACTCTTTGGCGGCCTCGATGGCAGTCATGCCGGCTTCAGCCAGTTCCTTCAGCTTGGGCGCATCCTTGTCGCGGGCAGCCTTCAGCTTGATGCTGCGGGTGCTTTTGATCGGGCCGCCGACTTCACCGCTGACGCCACTGGCGATTTGCTCGGCCTTGTTGCCGGCGCCGAAGAATGCGTCCATCTGACGATGCAGATCCGCGATCACCGTATCGCGAGGGTTGGCCATCGGTACGCCGATCATTGCTGCGCACCGTAGTAGGCGAACACCATCAGCAGTGCCGCGAAGCCGATCGTCCAGCGAAGAAGGCGAGCCCCGAAGCGCCGCGATGTGGCCTTGGCGGCGCCGAAGAAGTCAGCGTTGCGCTCGAGCTGGTCGGCGTACTGGCAGGCGCCGTCGTGGCCGGTGCGGGCACCACGAGAAACGCCGGTGGAGCGCTCGACCACGTCGAACAGGTTCTTGCCGAGCGGTACCACGTTGAAGCGCGGCACCTTCACAGGTTCTTCGCGACCGATCATCACGTACATCTCCGAGGTGGACAGTGCAAACCGATCCCGCAACGCCTGCAGGACCGCTTGTTTTTGGCGAATGGTTTGGTTCATCACGATTCCTTATGGTGGGTTGCGTTTATTCGTCAGCAGCCTGACCGCCTGCTGGTTGCCGTTGGGCGCAGGGGAGGGTGCTGACGGATAAAGGCGAGGCGTAAAAAAGCCCGGGGGTTGCCCGGGCTTTCGGTGCGTTACATATGCCCCCATACGTGAACGCGGGTCGACGCATATGGCGTCTTGGGTGCGTAGTGGTTCACATGGCTGCCAATCCTCCGTTGTTCGCTCACTGGGCTGGCAGTGGCCACCGTTCTCAAGGGGTTTTGCATGCAGGTGGGCGGTTATAGGCCGCGATTTCGTCCGCATCGGGGTGTGATCTATCCACCAGGGCGCAACCCCTGCTTAACGCCCGGCTACGCCGGGCCCTGGCCGTGATTTTTACGTGACCCTAGGGAGGTCGACACGTCCGCAAATTCGGACACAGGACTATTCCAGGTCTTTCCTCATCCAACGGTGCAGGGCGCTTGCCCACGGCTAGATCACACCCCGATGCGGCCTGGTGCTGGGGAGTACCAGGGCCTCGGGCAGTTAACGACAGGCTGTCGTGGCGCTGGTTGTTCAGTCGTATGGAAGCTCTACCGCTTCGCTTCCGTTCTCCATCACACCAAGTGCGGCCTGGTCAAAGGCATGGTGAATCGACGTGGCGCCTTGCTCGTCATCGCGCTCAAGCTCGCCGACCAACTCCTTCAAAAACTGTTTGCGGTCCAGGATCTTGCAAGCGTTGCCGTCTTCGTCCCGGGCCGGCCAGGTGTCGGCCATTTCCGTGATGTTGCAGAGGCAGTCGATACCGATTCGGATCACCAAATGATCGCCTTCAATGCCGATGGAAAGTGCTTCTTGAGCTGGTTCTACGTTCATGGTTGATCCTCGGTTGTCATCCCACTGCACCCTGTCGCCAAGGTGCAGAAGTGATGCTTTCAGTTATGCGAGCAGCACCGGCTGTTCGGCGCGGCGCACCATCCTGACTTGCGCTGTACGGCGTTCCGGAACCCGGCGGTCACGACGCATCGACTCGTCACCGATCATTGCGTGCATGGCGATCAGGGCCGCCAGGACGAAGCACATCGGCGAGATGATCTGGCGGCGCATAGCCTCGGCGATCATTGCGGTCTGGCGGGTGACGCCGAGCTTGAACATGGCGCAGGAAAGACGCTTGGCCACGGTGCAGGCTGCAACGTCGAACTGCCTGGCGATTTCCTTGGCGGTCATGCCCTGGGCGGCGGCCAGAAGGTACTGAAGTTCTTTGGGCGCAAGGCCTCTACCGAGGTGACCCTTCCATGCGCCGTTGATGATCTCGTTCATCGTTGTAACTCCCGGTTGGTTTCCCGTTAGGCCCTGCTGCCAAGGCCTATCGGTGAAACCCCCGGCCACGCTACTGGCGTCAGACCGGGGTTGTTTCGTCATCGGTGTTGGCCAGTTACCCGCCGCTGATTGCAGGGCTGGCCGTTCGTCTTCGTGGGTGGGCTTCGAGCTTCCTACTCACAGCGTCAAACAGCATCTGTTCGCCGTGGATCACAGGTCCTTACAACATGCACGCTACAGCTCTGAATGCCCTGATTGAGTGGGGCAGGGTGCATGAGGTCCGGCGCGCCCAGCCGAAGCTATCGGGCCCGCTAATTCAAATCGTTTGGATCTGGCCGTGACCCGCTACTGGCGTCGGTCACCGGCTTGAATCAATTGTTCTTCCAGCCGCGGGCCTTTCGGCTTGTTCTCCCGCTGGATAACTCGTCTTGGTGCTTTACGCTGCACACCTGGGTCAGTTGCCAACCCTCTGAACCGTTGAGGCCGGTTCATCGCTGCCTTCCATCTGGCCGGTTGTTATCCGGCGACGGGACAAACAATACCTCCGGTATTTATATTGGTCAATACCGCCGGTCATGTATTTTTTGTGGGCAATAAAAATCCCGCTCAGTGGCGGGTTATGAATTCAGATCGGGGAGGGCAGAAACAAGAAGCCCGGCGCTGGGCCGGGCTCAACTATGACCCTATTTGAGCTGCGGGAGGTACTGCTGGCTGCGTAGTTTCTTGTCGATGCTGGATGTCCTTGAGAAGCGCTTTGTTTGCTTCTGTTTGGCTTTTGGACTCCATGATAAGTGCTTCAGCTTTGGCTTGATTCCGCACTGAATCTGCACCGCCGTCGAAAAACGCTTTACCGCCGCCAAAAATAGTGGCGTTGGCGCCCATTATCCCCAGCACAACTGCTACGCCAATACCCCCCATCCATAGCTTGAAGTCCTTTATTTCCTTGGTCGCTGTTTCGCCAGCAGCCTCCATTCGACCAAGTCTATCGTCCAGGGCCTTGGCATAAGTTTTTTGCTCGCGGCGAAAAGATTTCTCTTTGAGATTCATTTCTCTATGCAGGGCTGAGTCTCGGATTTCGAGTTCGCGTAGATACGATGAGCTGGAAGCCTCAAGGGCCCTCTCGATACGCTGAACGCGCTCATCCAAATGGTTTTCCATTCTGGATAGCGCTTCTTTCAGATCGTGGTCTGTAGTCATGGCTTCAGTATCAACCCTCTGTCGGTGCCTGTCACCCCTAACGATAGATGCAGGCTTAGGTAGATGCCCGTCCCCAAACAAACGCTTCTCGAACTCGCTCATTTGTTTTTCTCTGTCTTCGAATCCTTGGCGATCCATTCCAATACGACATCAACTCGGTGCTCCCTTACCCACCCACAGACCCGGCACTCTAAAAGCAGATTGTACAAATAGACGGATTCGAACTTCACTCCAGATTTCACCAAAAGACAAAGATCATCATCTTCTTCCGATGTAGGGATTTCCCACTTTTTGTTGTTGCATGCAGGGCAGTGGGCGTCACCGCAAACGGCGGTAAGGAATCGAACTGCGTCATCAAATGGAAGCTTTGGATTCGATGTGGGCTGGAAGAAGTTGGAAGGGTCATCAGTTTCTTCGTTTGCCATCTGTTTTTTCCCTGTAAATGGCTGACTTTTTACGTCGTGACGATTGAGTTATCGCTCGCGTCTGCATAGGTTGTGGTTTTCGACTGGACAGTTCAATTAGAGCATCCCACCGCGCCAAACAACGCGCCCGATGATGCGAACCTCGTTTATCTCCCCATCACGCAGCGTCTCGTCGCCGTAGCGCGTCTTGTCTGGGTTATCGCTGCGGATGATCCAGCCGTCGAAGTCGGACTTCACCAGGCGCTTCACAATCGTGCCTTTCGATTCGCTCTGCAGCGCGAAGACCTGGCCGTCTTTTGGTTCGACTTTCGACTCATCAATCAGCAGCACGTCGCCATCATTGATGGTTGGTTCCATGCTGTGGCCGTTGGCGTAAATCACGTCGAGGTGCCGCTGGTTGAGGTTGTTTGCCCGCAGCCACTCCGACTTGAAAGCCATCACGCCGCGGATCTCGACGTGCGAATTGTCTTCGCCATCGCCGGTTGATCCGCGAGCGGTCAGCTGCAGAACTCCGGTGTAGGCCTTGTCGCCGGCGAGATCAAAGTTTCGCGGCGGAATGCGGCTGTCGACTGCCGAGTCGTCTCTGTGACGCTCGGGAATACCCGAGGTCATCTTCTCTATCTGAGCTGCAAGGGTTGGGCTTATTTCTGAAACCGGAACCTGGAGCGCCCTGGCAAAAACCACCGCAGCATTGATGCTAAGCGCTGTTCGCCCATTCATGAAATGGCTGACTGCGCCCTGCGTAACTCCGTCGCCAAGTTCGCCCGCAAGCTTTTCCTGGGTCAGCTTCAGTTCTCCACGCTTCGCCTGGAAAAGCGCTTTCAGTCGAGCACTGTCTTGCAGCTGCCAATCGGACAGCGGGAGCCTTCGGGAATCTTTCTTCATCTGCTGATGATATTACCTGCGGTATTGAGCTTGCCAGTATCGCCGGTATTGACTATCAATAATACCGGCGGTCATACTCCTGATGAATACTTGTCGAGGACGCCGCAATGCGCCGTATCCCACTTACTGAATTTGCCAAAGAGCACGGGCACACAAAGGCGGCCCAGATGCTCGGGTGCACGCAGGGCGCCCTGAGCAAAGCCATCCGTGTCGGCCGAGATGTTTTCGTGACTGTTGAGGAGGACGGCACGTTGTCTGCGCAAGAGCAGCGCCCGTTCCCGTCTCAACGATCAGTAGCTTGAGCTCTCGATGGAGTGATTTTCCGCTCCTTTGAGTACCGGAAGTAGTGATTTGGATTAGCTGTTAATTCATCCAGTACCCAAATCGCAGACATAAAAAAACCGCCTGGCAGGGCGGTTCAGTGCAACGTTTTAGCGAGGTCGATAATGATCAAAAACACACCCGCAGTCAATAGTTCTGGCGATGTCGCGACACTTCCCGGCGAGTCCGAAAAGGTGTCACGACACGTAGTCACCAATCAATCAGCAGCGATGAATGCCGCCCTCATGATCAGCGGCCAGTACTCGCATGCATCTAAGTCTCAATTCCGCCGGGAATGCCTCGATTACTTGAAGGCGTCCCTGGCACCTGCCCAGGATGTTTCCGCATGAGCACCATAATCATGAGCCTGTGCTGGCCGTTGCAAGGCATGAGCGGCCCGCAGAAGGCTGTCCTGATATCGCTGGCTGACAACGCAAACGACGAGGGTGTTTGCTGGCCTTCGGTCGCTCGTATCGCTGAACGTACATGCCTTGCCGAAAGGACAGTTCAGGGCGCGATCAAGTGGTTAGGGCAAGCAAGCATCTTGTCCGTCCGTGAACGGATGGGCCGCTCGACTATGTACACCCTAACCCCGGCAGCATATGCACCCCCGCAAGATATGCACCCCGCACCAGATGCACCGCCACCCCCGCAGCTCACGACAAAAACCCCCGCAGCAGATGCACCCAGAACCGTAATAGAACCATCAAGTGAACCACCACTTCTTGTTGGCGGTGACCAACCAGCCAAAGTTTCGAAGCCGAAGTGCCCGTCTCAGGCAATCGTCGACCTGTTCAACAAAACGCTTCCTCGGCTCCCTCAGGTAGCGATGCTCACCAAGGACCGAGTCACCAAGATCGCGGCGCGCTGGAACGAAAGCCCGGTTCATCAGGATTTGGATTTTTGGGCTGAGTTCTTCGCGCTGGTTGCTTCGAGTTCATTCCTGATGGGGGAGGGTGAGGGCCGGGACGGGGCTAAGCCTTTTCGGGCGACGTTCGATTGGTTGATCAAACCGAGCAACTTCGTGAAAGTCGTGGAGGGTAATTACAATGCGTGACCCATACAGCGTTGAGGCTGAACATGGCGTACTTGGCGCGATGTTCCTCCGTCCGGAGCTGATCGACATTCTCAGCGCTGACCTCACAGTTGATGACTTTTACTACGACGATAACGCCGCGCTCTACCGGGGCATCATGGCGCTGCACGGCGAAAATAAGCCGGCTGACGCGGTAACCGTAGGCCTGTACCTGGGCACGTTGCCCAGCGGTGACAATGCGGTTGCCTATGCTGCCGAGGTAACCCGGAACACGCCTGGCGCCGCAAATGCTGCCTCCTACGCCGCCACAGTTCGTGAACGCAGCCTCGACAGGGCGATGATCGAACTGAGCAATCGAATTAACGAGATCGCCCACAGTGATCAGCCCACAGTCGACAAGGTCGCGGCGGTGCAGGCCGAGGCGCAGGCCATTGATAGCCAGTCAGCCACATCCGAGGTGCTCAAAGCTTCTGACATTCTGGACGACTACATCGAAGTCTTGCAGGCGCGTGCTGACCGGGGGGAGGGCATCGACGGCCTTTCTACGGGCATCGAGGATTTGGACGAGAAGCTGCAGGGGCTCAAGCCTGAGCAGCTGATCATCATCGCTGGTCGCCCTGCGATGGGCAAAACCACCTTGGCGATGAACATCGGATCCCACAACGCAATCCGCGCCGCCAAAAGTGTGATGGTGTTCAGTCTCGAAATGCACAACACCGGCCTGATGGATCGGTTCATGGCATCCGAAGGTCGGGTCCCGCTGCAGCTGATCAAGAATGGAAAAGCCCCGCACACCCACGGCGCCGAACTCATGAGCGCTGCCGGGAAGATAAAGCACTCCAAGCTGTTCATCTCTGATCGTGCCTCGATGACGATAAACCGCATTCGCTCGGCCGCCCGCCGCCATAAACGCCGCCACGGCCTGGATCTGATCATCATCGACTACCTGCAGCTGATGGAGTCCGATTCGCGCACGTTCAGCCGCGAGCAGGAGGTCAGCCACATGACCCGCAGCGCGAAGCTCATGGCACGCGAACTGGGCGTGCCCGTGATCCTGCTCAGCCAGCTCTCGCGAGAGTGCGAAAAGCGCCCGAACAAGCGCCCGCTGTGTTCTGACCTTCGCGAATCCGGCGCTATTGAGCAAGACGCCGACATCATTTTGTTCGTGTACCGCGATGAGGTTTACCACGAGCACACCGAGGCGAAAGGAATAGCCGAAATCATCATTGGCAAAGGCCGGGACATTGAAACCGGCACCGTTCGAACGGCGTTCCTTGGTCAGTACAGCCGGTTCGAGCAACTGGCTGCCGGATGGGTGGAGCAACCCAAGCCGGAAAAAGTCGCCAGCCTGGCCGACCGCTACAAATCAAAGGAGAGATTCTGATGCCTACCAGGCGCTTTGCGACACCCGAGCCCCGTGTTTACCGGTTTGCAGTGCACTGCTGCTCTTTCAAGGTGGACCTTAGCTCAACGCCTGATCACGCCTTGGCGCTGTTTGCGGACGAGGCGATGGCCAAGCGCTACGGCGCCTGGATGTGGCCAACAACATTTGAGGTCGTTGACCTCCTTGCCCCCAAGGAGGGCGATTCTTGAGTACTCAAATCAAAACCCTGACGGTGAAGCTGTCGGATGCCGAGATTGCCCGCAATGCCAAGCTTGAGCATGTGCGCGATCTGCGTGACGCCAGCCACCCGGCACTGCACTTCCGGTTCGCCACGAATCGCACGCGCGGCTCCTGGTACCTGCTCAACAAGCGCCAATGGCACCGCATCGGCGGCTTTCCCGACCTGAACACCAAGCAGGTGATCGCTGCACTGCCGGCGGTGCGCCTGCGTGTCGCTGCCGACGGCGCGGCCAGTGTTTCCGGATGGGTGACCGTAGGCGAGTTGCTCGATTGGTTCGGTGACCGCATGGCCAAGTCGCGCGCGCTGTCCGACAAGCGCCGGGCCGCGGGCAAGTCGGCCATCAACTGCCAGCTCAAGCCGCGCTTGGACGATCTGCTACTGCGCGACGTGAGCGCCCAGACCCTCGACAAGCTGCTGATGTGGCCGGCACAGGCTGAACTGTCGCTGTCCTACGTCCAGCAGCTTTACCGGCTGCTGGCCGTCGCGTTCCGGCAAGCCCGAAAGCTCGACCTGATACCGGTCAATCCGATGGCAGAGCTCAAGTTCATCCACTTCACCACGGCACGCATTCTGCCCAAGCCGGCGCGGTTACGGGACGTGCAGCTACAGGACCTGGTGCGCCTGCTGGCCGAGCGCTTCGACAGCGCGCCGGGTGACGCCATGTTGGCCTTGATGATGCTGTGCCACGGCACCCGTATTGGCGAGACCCGACAATCCCGCTGGGCCGACATTGCGCTGCCAGAGCGCGAGTGGTTCCTGCCGGGCGACCACACCAAGACCAAGACCGAGCTGCGGGTGCCGCTGACCGACCAAGTCGTTGCACTGCTGCGCCGCTACCGTGACTGCCAGGCCGCCCAAGGATATGAGGGCGCCTTCCTGTTCCCGTCACGCCGTGGCAAGCCGCTGAGCGACAACCAGGCGAGCGCCGTGTTCACCCGGTTGGGGCAGGGCGCCTGGACCAGTCACGACCTGCGCAAGGTAGCTCGTACCGCCTGGACTGACCTCGGCGTCGACGGACACATCGGCGAGATGCTGCTCAACCACTCGCTGGGCAAGATCGCCTCCACCTACATCAACACCCAGGCCAAGGAGCAACGTCGCCTGGCCTTGGTGAAGTGGCACGACTGGTTAGATGAGCGTGGGTTCAAGGCGATTCACGAGCAGACAGGCGTTAGATATGAAGATTCGCAAAACATCGTAGACGCCTTGAACGGCGGGGCCTGCGAGCCGGAACCACAATTTGTTAAGGGCGAGGTTTAAAAATGATGAAAAAGAGCAGCGGTCCCGCCTTTGTGCGCCGCCAGATACCGATGACCGAGTGCCCATCATGCTGTGGTGCCGGCCTGATCCAGGGTGTGTTTCATCAGCTCGAATGCATCGGCTGCCATTCTTCTGGCTTCGTCGATGCCGAAACCCTTGAGCCTCTTCTGATGCAGGACCTGGTTATCCAGCTGGGCCTGCTGGCTCGTCGGGAGCGCCCCCAGTTGGCCGGAAATAACCCTGCTCGCTGCATCATCGATGAATACCAGACACCGAACCGCCGCGGGCCAGGCGGCTCGTCTTACAAGGGGGATTGA